ATCCAGGGTGAGGCCGAGCGCAGCGGCACGGTCCCGGATCGTGGAGAGCTGCTCGTCCACCGAGCGGGTGAAGTCCCCGGGACCGGTCTTCTCCTGCGCGAGACGCTTCGTGACCTCGACGCCGTTGGTCTTGAACCACGTCGTCTGCGACAGGACGTTCGCCGCCCGGTTTGGGTCGGTGATCTTGTGCGACACGATGTAGTTGAAAGCCCAACGAAGGTTCTTGCCCTTGGACTTGTCCAGGGCGAGGACCGCATCAGTCAGGCCGAAGTTTGCCTGAAGGTACGCCGCTACGTCAGCCGACGACGCAGTAGGCGTCGTCACGTTGTAGTTCGACGGCACGTGAGCTCCCTCAACTGGGTCAATGGTTGCCCCGTCAGCGGGGGCCTTCAGGGCTGAGCCCTTCAGGATCGTCTTGCCGTTCACCGACGACGACCAGCCGACGTAGTGGAGGTTCCCCCACGCCTTCTGGAGCTGCGCGAGCGGAACCTCACCGACCTGCCCCTTCGTGGGGTAGTCGTTGGTGATGATGTACGCCTGACCGTTCACGTACTTGGAGACGATGGCGGTGTGGCCGGCCCCGGACGACCCACCGGTGAAGAACACCGCGGCGCCGAGCGGAGGAGCGGACCCATCGGTGTGGGCGCCCCCGGCCTGCTGGGCTCGGACCCATGCCTGCGCCGCAGTGCCACCCATGCCCTGAGCGCCCCAAGCCTGACGGACGAGAGACAGGCACTTGCCGGCGAACGCGGCTTGCCCGACGAACTGCCGCGCCCACGCGATGGCGTTCATGACGCCGGAGTCGATGGTTGGTTCGTTGGTCAGCATTACCCCACCCGGGAGGCGAGGATCTGACCCTGGAACGCCTGACCCTCAGCGGTCGCCGACGCCTTGTCCTTCAGCACTTGCTCACGGCCAGCCTGGCTCGCACCGCCTGTGGAGGTGGACGTGGTCGAGGAGTTGCCCGTGGCGTCCGTGTGCGTGGTCGACGTGTTCTTCGACGGGTTCGCCTTCTCGTACGAGTTGAGTGCGTTGCGGTACATGGCGTACTCGTCCGCCGATGCCTCACGCCCGAGGGCGGAGGACAGGACGGCGTTGGTCAGCGCCTTGGCAGTCTGAGGATCGGACAGGTCGTAGGACACGTTCGTCGAGGTGTGAGTGGTCGCACCCGTCCCGTTCCCACCGATGGGGGAGTTTCCAAGACCCGTCGCCTTCCCTCCGGCCCACAGTTGAAGCACCTGCATGGGGGTGAGCTTGCGACCGCCCGCGAGGAGCTGTGCCGAGTACGCGCCGGCGTGGTCCCACATCTGAGCCACGCTCTTGTAGCCGGTGCCGTAGCCGGGGATGGCCGTGGCGTACTGGTTCATGATGAGGCGGAACTTGGCGTCGTTCGCCCACTGCTGCTGGAGCCACGTCTGCATATCGGTCTGCGACTTGTAGGCGTCAGTCTGCGAGAGCTCGCGGCGCTGTCTGCCGGCGTCGCCGTCGGCCTTCTTGTTGCCCGTGCCCCAGTACGCGGACCAGTCGCCCGAGATGTCGATGTTCGACGGGCCAAGGCCGGGTCCACCGGCAGTAGAGGTGCCGGCAAGCGAAGCGGCGAGAAGCGCCTGTGCGTCGCTTCCTGCGGGAGCCTGCGGTCCCACTGTCATGTCACAACACCACCGAATCGTTGACGAAATAGCGGTTCAGCCATGAGGCGAACTCGATGTTTCCGTTCTTCAGGGACTGCACCTGCTGCGCCCAGTACGAGGCGATGGCAAGGTTGGTCTTCGCCTTCAGCGAGGCGGAGCCACCCTGGTCCTTCGCCATGAGAAGGGCCTGCGCGACTGTGGCGCGCGTCTGCAAGTAGCGACCGATGTTCTGAATGAGCGGGTCGTTACCGTGGTCCTTCATGAACGTCTGGTCCGACAGCACCTCGTTGAAGAACGAGGCACGGCGGTCGTAGCGGGTCTTGTCCGACGAGTTGTAGTCGAGGAACCACGGGTTATCCGACTGGGTTCCGTCCGGGTTCTGGATGAAGCGGTTGGCCTGCGCGTAGTTCTTGCGGACGTTCGCCAGTACCTGCACGCCCTGCTTGGACGTGGGGTCGATGCCCCGCTGGACCATGAGACCTTCGACGGAGTCGAGGGTCTTCGAGAACTCCACCCACCCCTTGTCGGTCAGGGCCTGGTTGTGGATCTCCTCCGGAGTCATCGCCTGCCGGTAGCTGTTCGGCATGTCACCGCGGTTGGAGAACTGCCACGAGTACGCAGCCGACGAGAAGTCGGCCTTGTTGTACTGCAACCCATAGTTAGACACGAACCCGAACAGGCCCGGGTCGTCCGCCGCCGTGGCGGAAGCCCCGAGGGACTTGTATCGCTTCATGTTGTCCACGGCAGCCGAGGTCGACATCGCCTTCGCGTTGTTCCGTGATAGAGACGGCAGAATGTCGAACGCCTCCGGGTACTTGGCGAGGAACTCCTGGTCTGCGACCTGCTGACCGTTGGGGTCCGTGCGGTGCACGTCCTGAAGGTCGCGGAGGGCCTGCTTGTAGAAGTCCGTCTCCGACCCGTACTGCACCGAGAACGGCGCGAACAAGTTCGTAGCAGCCTTCAGAAGGGCGAACTTGGTCGCCTTGTCCTTGACCTCCTGAACGGTCGGCTTGTCCTTCCGCTCACCGTTCTGCCAGCGGAGGAGCTCCGTCTGCATGATGAGGTTCGCCGCGGACGCGAACGAACGGGTGCCCTCGTTCGTCTGCTGCAACTTGCGGGCCGCGGCTGGCAGGAACAGTTCCAGTTCGTTCTCCGGCACACCGGCCGGGAACGCCCACTTGTACTGGTCCTGGAGCGTCGGCGAGTCCTTCATCAGCTCGTACATCGGCAGAGCCGCCCACGGTCCGAGGCCCGGTCCGGGCTGACCGCTGGCGATGATGTCAAGGGACGACATGCTGATCTTGACCCGACCACCGAGACCGGACACGTTCGGCAGCGGAGTGACCCACTGAGCGTCCTGAAGATTGTCGGTGTTCATTGCCTCAGTGAGGCTGATCGGGTCGCCGTTGCCGTTGATGATGTGCATGTTGTTGCCGGCGAGTGCGATCTTCGACGCGAGTTGCGACATCGAGTCCGGGTTGTGGATGGCGAACCCGGTCCAGCGGCGGATCTGGTTGTCCCACGCCGCGTAGAACGGGGACATGAACCGCAGCGACGTGGCAGCGTCCGAACGGCGGGTCACCGTGAACAGGGTCTTGGTGACTTCCTGGCGGGCGTACTCCGACGCACGCGCCTTCAACCGATTCGCCTCGTCGAGTGTGAGGTTCTCACCCTTGCGGGCGGCGGCCTCACGGGACATCGAGGTGAACTGCTTCTGGTACACCGTGCGGTAGAGCGGGTGACGGGCGAACGTGTCCTCGGGGAGGGCACCGAGGTAGTGCAGCATCTTGCGTGCCGCACGGGACACCATGGTGCCCGGGTACACGACCTTGTCCTTGTACTCCGCTGACATGGGTGCGAGCTCGGCCCGCATTTCCGGGGTGTGGCCGGTGCGCTTCGCCTCAGCGCGGAGCATGTCCTCGGTGATCGGCTCACCGTTGCGGAACGCGTCGCGGATCGGACCCTCGGGGATGTACAGGTTCGTCGCCGACTTCAACTTGGCGATTGAATCTTCAACATCGTCGCCGTGCCAGCCCATCTTCAGCATGTGGTCGCGGCCGGCCTTCGTGAGGTTGGCCCAACCCTCCACATCGAACGCGTCCGACCCGTCAAGGAACTGCTTGACGATGGGGTCCATCTGAGTCGCGCCACGGAACTTGTTGTTGAGCATGTTCGCCCAACCCTCGAAGTACCGGGCCTGGTTCGGCTGCACCACCGTAGTCACGGGCGCGGACACAATGTCCGCGATCTTCGTACCATCAGTGACAAGACGGTCATTGGTGTCCGATGCAGAGGTCTTCTTGAACATGACCGCGCCGCGGTCGCCCTCGAACGCACCACCCGGACCAGTGCCAAGGACACGCTTCTTGCCGAGCCTGGTGACCTGCTGCTCGCGGTCGATCCTCATGCTGCGGGCATGGTCGATGTTTGCTGCGGCCTGAGCCTTGCGCTCGGCCAGGTCCCGCATCGCACCGATGAGATCTTTCTGCATCATCGCGTCAAGAACCTTGGGCGTGTACTCCCGGTCGACCGGGTCGGCGAGGCCGACGACCTTCGACTTGATCGGGGTCGCGGACTCGCGCATGGCCTGCCGGTACTTGGCGCGCATGGCACGGTTCTCAGCGGAACCCTTGGCCTTCGGCAGGACGGACTGGCCGGCGTGGTCCTCAGCGTTGTTGAGGATCGAGTCAGCGTTACGGCGGGCGATGGGCTTGAACCCCTCACCACCAGCGTAATCGGTGGTATCACGCAGAAGCAGGGTCGTCTTACCCCACTCCGGGTCCTTCACCGTGATCTTGCCAACGCCATTCTCCCGAGCCCACTGCGCGAGAGCGGCACGGTCGTTCACGTCGACACCCTGCGGAACCTTACGAAGGTCCGAGAAGTCGACGTGCTTGCCGTACGCCGGCACGGTGATGATCTGCGGCACCTTGCCCGTGTCGCGGGCTCGAACGTGCAGGGTCATGTCACCGGGCTTGGACACGAACCCGTTGTCCGTGGTGCGCTCACGGAGGAACCGCTTCGCGGTAGCGGCGGACATGGGAGCCCATCCACCGGTCGACAGCTGGTACTCCAGCCGCTTCGAACCGCCATCGGCCAGTGACGCGACGTGGTTCGCCAGGGCCTCCACCGAACCGAGGGAATCCTCGTGAGGGGAGAAATAGTCGTACAGGTCGTCCATCGCGTGGGTGGCCTGAACGTGCGAGTCGGTCGTGGCGAGGAAGTCGCCACTGACCTCGGGGAGGCCGTCGGCGGTGACGTGGAAGTGGTGGGTGAGGGTCTGTTCCGCGCGGACACGAGCGACCTGCTTCAGCGACCGCTCGGACAGCACCTCGGGGTCGAGCTTCAGGTTACCGAGACGCTCCAGGAGCCAGTCGTTCATGTAGTTCAGGTGGTTCGCCTCAGCGTTGGCAACCTGCTCGTTGTAACGCAGCGAGGGGAGGTCGGCACGCTTGTTGAACCGCAGCGCCCAACGGTCACGAGCCTCGGCCAGTCCTGTGTGCCGGTTGAGCACCCAGTTCTTCGCCATCTCCGGGGACTCACCGAACGCGTTCATCGCCACGGATAGGAGGTGCCCGCGGGCGGCCATCGACAGGTACGCCTCGCCGAGGTTTCGTTGCATGTAACCCATGCGGAGCAGGGCAGACATTTTGAACGCGTCGTTGACGGTGTCCGCCATCGGAACAACGGTGTCACCCAGTTTGCCGATGGTGTTCGTAACCTTCGCGGCAGCCGTGTTCGCCGCCTCCCCGATGAGACCGCGGTCAGCAGTGAGGAGGTTCCACTGCTCCGGTGCGTACCGGCGCAGGGCCTTGTCGACGTGACGCTGGTCCCACAGGAACCGGATGTTGTCGACGTTCTCGCGGGCGAGGAGCGGGTCGTGGGAGACCGTGACCTCACCGGTGCGCTGGTCCACGAACGACGTGAACTGGTTGTCCGTCTTCTTCAGTTGGGTGCGGACCATGTCCTCGTTGCGCTTCAGCTCCTCCAGCACCTTCTTCGCTGCGTCCTCGGTGAGGCCGTAGCGGGTTGCCTGGAGTTGGAAGATACGGTCGTTGATCGCGGTAGCAACGGCACCACGGCCGGCCTCGGAGTCAGCGGAAATGTACGCGTTGGCCCAGTGCTGCGCCTCAGTGGGCGCACCTGCCGCGGCCTGCTCCGCCGTCAGGGTCGTCATGCGACCCTCGGTGTACTTCTCCGCCTGCCGAATGGCCGCGAGAATCTCCAGGTGGGAGTCGCCGTCGTTGACGTTCACGATGCCCGAGGGGCGGAGCTGGGTGAAGAACTCACCGGTCCGCTTCACCATGTTCTTCGTGCGGTCCACGATGGCGACGGCGGGGTGCTGGGGGGTCGGCTGGTACACGGTCACGTCGGGCTCGGTGAACCGGGAGTCGTCGAACGCTTTCTCCACCGTGCGGGTCTTACCCACCGTCGCGTTGGTTCGGGCCAGGGCGCGGGTGTTTTGCGCCGCACCCACCGGTCCACGGGCCGGGGTCTTCGTCATCCACGGGGCATCACCCGGGGTGGCGATTCGGTCCACAATGTTCCGGTACGCAGACCCCGCCGGTGTGGCGGCGTCACCGAGGAAGTCGGTGAGGAGGGCCTGCTGCTTGGCGAGGAGGTCGTCGTCGAGGAGGATGCCGTGACCGTTGGCCGCAGCCCACGTGCGCTCCGCGACACCGTCCTTCATCCGGTCCACGAGGTACGACATTTCGCCGGGCTTGTTGACGAACGACTGCTTCAACCGCAGGGCGGCATCAGCAATCTCCTGGTCCGTGCCGGCACGGTAACCGAGACGGATAACGTCGTCGAAGTTCTCCGGTGCGGTGTTGGCGAACAGGGACGCGAGAGCCTGGTGCTCCATCGGGTCCGCGTTCTTCACCACAGCATGGTTCAGGAAAGCGAGAGGGTTACCGACGTTCTCCCGGTGGAAGTCCCGCAGGGACTGCATCCCACCGTTCTCGACAAGGCTCATCAGCTTGTCGGGGGACGTGGAGGTCATGCCCGCCTTGGCGAGGAGCCCCTCGGGGGCGGCGGTGACAACCTTCTCGCCCCACGCCGCAGACTTGGCGAGCTTGAACGTCGGGCCGGCGAGGTTCGTCGGGTCGAGGGCGGTCGACGAGAACAGGTCGAACGAACCCGATGCGAGCTTGCCGGGCGCATTGGCCCACGTTCCGGGGCTCGTGAGGGAGGTCTCGCCGCCCTCGTAGAACGCCTTGCGCTGCTTGTCGTCGTAGGGGTTGACGTTGAGCACGTTCTGGTTGCTCGCGCCAGGGAGCGAGGTGAACCCGCGCTGAAGACCGGACGAGATGATCTGCCCCGGGGTGGTCTTCGCGTCGAGGTCGAAGATCGAACCCACGACCTTGTCGTGGTACTGCTGATCCGACAGGCCAAGACCCTGTCCCCACTCGGGGTGGGACAGGGCGATGGGGGCAGTGGCGGCACGTCCGAGAACACCGGCGGTCGCCTGGGCGGCGTCACCGACCTTGGTGACCAGTTCACCGGGTCCGTCGTAGGACTTCTTCATGTACGAGTTGGCGACGCCGGTCTCGAACTGAAGCATCTGACTGAACACGTTGTCGTTCGTGGAGAACGCACGGTTCCAGTCGTTCACGACATCGGTGAATCCGGTGACGTTGCCAGCCCACTCACCGATCGAGTCGAGCCATCCGCTCACAGCACGCCTCGCAAGTACCGGATCACGGCACGGGTCGCGTCAGACGTGGTCGGAAGGTCCGCGAGCTTGATGAGCATGGGCAGCTGCTTGCGGAGGTTCGCGTACTGGTCCGGGTCGGACGGCAGAACCTCGGTGCCCGGACCGGCGCCGAACGGGGAGCCCGCGGTGACGGGCTCGTTCGGGTTCGTGGTCGGGGCACCCATCGGGGTCGGCGGGGTGACAGAGGGGGCTACCGTGCCCGCGGAAGAAGGCATGGTGTTGGCGGAGGTAGCCGCCTCCATCGAGGCCGACGATTGCAGGTCATGGTACTCCTGACCCTGCCCGTACGGCAGTCCTGTGATGTCACGGATCGGCTGCGCGCCGTCGGTACGCTGAGAGAGAGCACCGGGACCGGAGACTGCGGCAGGCTTGGAAGGGGTTCGACTTCCCCCGTGTCCATTCGCCATTATTCGCCTCCGGTCATTTGCTCGATTTCAAGCGCAGCCTGCTCTGCGAGCTGACGCCGTCCGTGGTTGTAGCCGATGTGCATGGCAATCAGGTCGGAGAACTCATCGAGGATGGTCTCCGTCGTGTCAGCGACGCGTGCGCCGGCCCAGAGGCCGAACGCGAGGAAGTCGAGGGGGGACAGCGGACGCGCGGGAAGGATCACCACGTCGGGATCACCGTCGTTGATGTCAAACTCCTCATCGTCGTCCACTGTCCCCGCCTCCTACTTCAGCAATTGAAGTCGCTGCCCTTGCCGTTGCCCGTGATGTTGCCGCCGGGGCCCGACGTGCCACGGGTGGACGCCGTGGTGATGCCCCACACTCGCCCGTCGTAGTTGGGCGTGAGCGGGTTCGGGTCGTACTCGTTGCTCGGCTTGGCCTCTGCGGGCTTCGCGGAACTGGTGTTCGATGCCATCTGTTACCTCCTCCCCGTGGCTCTAGCCGTTGATACCGCGGCGGCGGGATACCGTGGCGGTAAGGTTGGGTGCTCCTGAGCCGGTGATGCCGGCGAGCAGGTTGGCTACGCTGGGGCGACCGCCGGGCGCCATGCCCTGCTGCCCCGGTGCCACGCCTGCGGCGAGACCGTCGAGGCCGGCTGCGCCACCCCCGCCTCCGAGGGCGGCCTCGTCAGGGGAGCCGGGTAGCGGAGCGGCCTCCGCGCCTGCGGGCTCAGCCCCCGGAGGGGGAGGGGGTGGGGCGAACGCTTCGGACAGGCACGTCTCCAGCGCCTTGCCCTTGGCGCGACCTTCGATGACGGTCACGAGTTTCTGGATGGCCTCAGTGGGGTCCATCCCATTTTGTGCCATGGCCGGGATCGACTGGACGTACGCTGCGATGCCCTGGAATCCGGCCTCGCGGAGCTTCTCCATGTCGATCTTCTGCTCCTCCTCCGTCGCGTTGAGGGCGAAGGGCATGTTCCGGCGCATGAAGTCGCGGCTGATGAGCTCGTCACCACGGGCCTGGAGCCCGAAGACGAGGGCACGGTTGGGGTCGAGCCCGGCCATCAGGCCGTACTGCACGTCCACCGTGTAGTCCCCGGCGATGTCGACCTCGGGGACGTAGCTGATCGAGTACGGGGTGCCGTTGTCGTTGCCCCGGATGTCGAACTTCTTCTTGCCCCACAGCGCCTGCTGGACCTCCAGCGCGAGGGACATGGCCTCCATGAACGCGTCCGCGAACATCGCCTGGGCGGTGCGGATCTGCGTGTCGAAGCCGGACATGAGCGCCTGGACACCGCGGCCCGTTACGATAGATCCGTCGACATTACCCGTTCTTGCGTCGGGATAGCGGGAACCCATCCGCAGGTCGTTGTCGATGGACTGCGTCATGGCGAACGCTGCCGGCGGGATGTCGAGGGGGACTCGACGGATCTTCTCCGGCGACGCCGACTTCAGGGTGGCGTCCGGGCCGATGGCGAACTCCTGCACGTCCTGCGGGAGAGCCAGCGGGGCCTGAACAGCCTTGGTTGCAGCGTCAAGTGACAGGAGCGCGAGGCGGTGCTTGGCGACCTGGAGGGCGAGAACGTCGTCGAACTGGCCGCGGGCGTCGTCGGTCTCCAGTCCGGGGCGCTTCACGACCCGGCAGAGCACCTTGCCGAGCTTGTTCTTGGCCGATTCCAGCTCGAACGGGCCGCCGTGGGTGCCGGGGAGGAACAGGTAGTCCACGTCCCGGTCGTGGTAGCGGATCACCTCGACGATGTCCGATCCCCCTGCGGGGGTGTTGAGGACGCCGGCGGCGTCAGGCCAGCGGGCCACGACCTCGTCACGGGTCCAGGTGCCGCTGAAGAACACGGACTCGACCTCGCCCCACCGGTTGTAGGTGGGGTAGCAGCCCTTGGAGTCGTGGAACTGGAGCCGCGCACGGCTCGAATCCTTGTCGACCTCCACCATCAGGGGCACGAAACCGTAGGTCACGTACCGATCCGCGGCGGTGTACATCTGCTTTTGGAGCTTCGCGTGCAGGATGAGGTCGTTGACGATCCGCTGACGCTTCTCAGCGAACTTCTTCGCCTTGTCGGTGACCATGGCGGTGCTGGAGCAGTTGAACGCCGGCAGGGGTGCGATGACCTCGGACAGGTCGCGGGCTGCCACGTCGACCATGTTCGCCACAACGCCCTTGTCGAGCGGGCCGGTGGGGAACAGGTCGGGGAAGACCATGTTCAGGTTGCCCTGACGGACCTGGAAGACGTTCTCCATGGCCCGGTCACGGTCCGAGTACCGCGACTTGACGCGGTCCCACAGGGACCGCACGTCTGCGAGGCTCCTAGCCACGGTTTCTCCTAAGCGCCTATCGGGTGCCACACCCGGTCAATGTCACGGAAGTCGACGACTGTTCGCTGCGCCAGGTCGTACTTGGTGGCGAACGGGTTGTTCATGTGGTGCTGCGCCGAGTACAGCGACATGGATGCGATGCGATCCCGGCATGCGAGCTCGGCGAACCAGAGCGCCATGACCGTGTCGGTCTTCTGGTGCTTGGGTGCGTTCGGTGTCCACGTGGTGAGCTGCTCCACGAGGGCGCGCATCATCTCGGAGTGGACGGTGGATGGGAACTCGATCATCTGCCGGCCCTCCTGCCACCCGTGGAACAGCAGCGACAGGGATGCCACACCGAAGTCGGTGTCCCACTTGTTCTTGCCGGTGGTGTGCTCGCGGAGGATGCACCCGCGGGCGGCGAGGAACTCGTTGATCTCACGGTCCTGGGTGAGCATCGTCTGGAACGCGTTCTTCTCGATGCGCCACTCGACGATGTTGTACTTCTCGGTCCACGACTTGATGAGCACCCGGATGTCGTCGGGGGTCATCTTCGTCTTGTTCCACACGTCGAGGACGTACCGTTTCTGCGTGTGCAGGTCGAGACCAACAACCTGGGCGGCCACGAACCCGGACGGGGAGGCGGGGTCGAGGCCCGCGACGATGAGGAGGTTGTCCATGCCCTCTTCACGGGTGCCCCCGAGGGCCCCCTTCGCCATGATGCCGGGGTGCCTGCCGTTGTTGATGGAGGCCCGAACAGCGTCGGGGTGGAAGATCTGGTCCTCGGCGGTCTGCTGCTGCTGGTAGATCCGCGCCCAGTTCTCCGGGGTCATGCGGCGACGCTTCTTGGCGAGGGCTTCACCGTCCCACTTGGGGAACAGCCCATGCTCATCCGCCTCGGCACGCGCACCCTTGGCCCCGATGACGGGGACGTTGGACTGCGGCCACAGCGTGACCCAGTCCTTGGGGTCGTCAGCGAACTCCAGCACCGCGGGCATGGCAAGGTACGTCCAGGGGGACTCGCCCTCCGGGTAGTAGTCCTCCTTGCGGAGCTCCGCGTACAGGTCCCGGGATGCCAGGCGGGTGCCGACGACCAGAAGTGCGCCGGCGTCGCTGATGCGGGACAGCACCTGCCCCTGAATCCAGTCGATCTGCTTGTCGAACTCGTGCGCATTGGTGTGGTCGACGCAGTCATCGAGGATGATCAGGTCAGCGCGAGCGCCGTAGATGTGACCGCGGATGCCCAGGGCCTGAACCGTCGGGTCTTTCTCGCCCGCCGTGCGGGCGTCAGGGCTGATGTAGAACATGTCCTGCGTCCACGAGGTCGAGTCCTTGTCGAACCCGCCCATCGGGGCGTACTTGGCGATCATGTCGGCGTACTGCCGGTGGGTGAGGCGTTCCTTCACACCGAACAGGAACTTCTTCGCCATCGCCTGGGTCTTCGACACGATAATGACCCGAATGTCGGGGTCCATGGCGATCCGGTACGCCACATAGTTCATCGTGATCGTCGTGGACTTGCCATGCTCGGGGGGCATGTTCACCAGGACAAGATCAGACTCGCCCGGGTCGTACATGATGCCCTCAGGCAACCAGCGCGGCTCCCGGCCCTCGATCAGGTCCACCACGTTCAGCATGTGCGGGAACACGCGCGCCCCCATGAACCGCTCGGAGAACTCCTCGAACGGGATGACCTCCCGGGTCTCCTTGCCACCGCGCGCGAGGAACCTCAGCCGGTCGACGGCAGCCTTGAACTCCGGGTCGGAGTTGCGCCACAGCTCGTACGTCTTCGTGTGATACCCGATCCGCTCACAAATCTGCGGAACCGTGTACCCCTCGGCGAGGAGGGTGAGGGCCTCCTCCTTCGCCTGCGCCGTGTTGCGCCGCCTGGTCGGGGTGTTCCCATTCTTGGACTGGGAATGGCGTGCCACGGCATTCCCTCCATAGGGGGACAATGTAAGAAACGATGGGGGAGCGGAATGGGGAAACCATTCCGCGGCAGAAATCTGCTTTTCCTCGGCAAGGGTGATTTCCCTCGCGCGCGCATACGCGCGTCATAAAACAAACAACGAATAACTACTAAGCAATTCCCCCTTAAAGGGGAATTGCGTTATTAAGGTATTAGGTAATTGTATTCATATAGGCGAGCCCTTAAAGGCTCGCCGTTAATACCACCACCGTGGTACCCCCTCCTTTAAGGTTCCCCCAAGGTCCCACTATTAAGGTCCGGGTCAAGCTCGGAAAGTTGGACACCGAAATCCAAAAATCATCCGAACGTACGATGCCAAAACGGACATACTGGGCTACTTGTCTCACATACTGAGACGCTCAGCATAAACCCCCATAAACACAAAGTCGACAATTACATTCACTATAAAGGGGGGTCAAGGAGAAACTATCCACGAATAGGAGGTGGTCTACATATACACCACACATGGGGGCGGCATTTAACAACCCCGGGGTCAAGTGGGCCGGCCTGTACACAGTCCACTAGCAGGTAAGCCCTGCCCCAACCGAGCATTGTGAACACAGTCCACCACCAGGGGGTGGGAGGGTATCGAACCTACTCAACCGTAGGTTGTGTCCCCCATGGGATGGGCAATCGGACTTGAATGTTCAAGTGAGGGTGCGCACTGGTAGGCGTGGTACCACGGTGATACCAACCCCACAACCGACACGCGCCCGATGCCGAGGAAACCTACGTTGCCGTAGGTAAGCTTGGTCACGGGACGGTAACGATTGTGACGTGTCGCCCGTCAGGGGTAGACGGTCACGTTGCCGTGGTGCAGTCTCTACGTATCGGCCCCGACGGGGCCCTGTCGGAAGGATCTAGCCATGAGTGACGAGACTTACGCACAGTGCTCGGCGTGCGGCGTGCGCCGAGCGGAGTCGGACATTGTGGAGACACGGTGCGAGGACTGCCACGCATCAGGACAGCACAGCGACTCCCGTGATGACGGGGAGTACGGGCAGTGCGGACAGTGCGGCACTGAGTACCCCGTGAGCGCGCTCACGGACGTAAACGCGGACCGGACCAATTTCCACATGGCGGAGTACGTCTGCCGCGACTGCGCGGGTGAGTGAGCCATGCCTACCGCGACCCTCACCACGGTTCACGTTGTCTCTTCCGCGAGTCACCCCGAGGGGGGTGCGTATGCCATGTGCGGCACCCTCCTCGCTCCGTACCGTGCCGCCACGGCGGAAGGGCATGTGGTTGGCAACTACGCGTCACCTGCGCTTGTGGCCGAGCGTGTCACATGTACCCCGTGCGCCGATGCCATGCGCGCAGTTTTCACCCGGTCCTACGGCATTCCCGTGGGGCATTACGCCGGAGTGTGACCGTTTCTATCCCGGGTGATTGTCACTTATCGCCCGGGGTGGTGACTGCCACAAAGGACAGTCTCTAGTGAAGGGAACAAGTCATGATGCGACCGCTACCTATCGGGACTCATGTCCTGATGACGGATGCCCTGGTGGGCGGGACCGCCACGGGTGACCGTGTGTACGTGTCCGCCACGGTGACCGTGACCGAGCCGCGCGACGGCATCCGCACCGTGGAGCACGACACGCACACGGGTCCCGTGGTCCGCCTGTCGATGGTGGGTCTTATCGTGAGCAAGGGATGCCGCAACGCGCACGCCGCGGGGCAGGTGCTCGACGTGCTCGACCACGTGACCGTGGCTGAAGCCCCGTTCACCATCGGTGACGTTCGGTCCCTGGTGAGCGTCTGGCGCGCGTGGCACCTGAACGACATGCGTGCCGCTTGCGCGCACCTTCCGCGCACGGTGGACGCGTCCGGGCCGACGAACACATGGCCCGTGTGCGGGGCGTCAGGCTACCGCTACGGGCACGCGTGGCTGTATGAGCCAATCCCCGCGGACGGTTCCGGGCGCCTGCCGGGTGACCCCCTGGCCGTGCTCCGTTTTATCGCGGGTCGCACGCCGGCACCGACCCGTTACGCCGGAAACTAGGAGGGCTGAACCCATGGGCAACGTCCCCATCCGCGACGCGTGGACCCTTGACGGAGTGCTCTACTGCCCGACGTGCGCTGACTACGTCGGTGGCGCGCGTCTCGCGTATGAAACGGGGGTGATGCGGCCGGCCTTTGCCCGCCACCAGAGCAACATCCGCAGAGATATGACGCGCTGAGGCGGGCGCGGTGGCAACTTCTCAGCCCATATGGGGCCGAAGAAGCTGTCACACCTTACCCAACGTGCGACCCGTAGGGGTCACTCCCGTGTCGTGGCGGAGCGTTGGACTCCCGAACCCATCTAGTTACGGAAGCGTAGGTCACGCCATGTTCACACGAGTCACTGACGAATGCGCCGAATGCGGCGCCGCCACGGTTTACACGTTCGACCGTTGGGGGACCGGCACACGGTCGCACGCTGACGGTTCACCCGGTCACGGTCCCGCGCGCATGGTCGACCCTGTCGTCGTGTGCGGTGACTGCGGATCGCGTGAGCTGACGACGCGTTGGCTCGGCTACGGGGACGAAACCATCTGTGCCGCGTGCAACGCGTCCAACTACCGATCCATTGGAGACTGACCATGCTCACCCAATACGAGACTGACCTAGCGGAGCTCGACGCGGCTGGCGCCGATTACTCGTGGGCCCTGACTGGTAACGGTGGTCACACGCTCACCGTTATCGGGGCGTGGGGCACGCGCGTTCACACGCATTACCGTGCCGACGGTTCGCGTTACCTCCCGCACGCGTGCGGGTGCTGGGAGCGCTGACATGCTCACCCTGCCCAACGGGACCACCCTGGACATGACGGATGGGGCACGCTACCTAGTGCGCGATCCTAACGGCATGGTCGCCGGAGTGTTCCGGCAGTCCAACCGGGCCCTAATGTGTGCGGAACGGGTCGATGCCGCGGTTGTCCGGGTGGCGGACGTGGCAGCTGTCCAGGCCGAAACGGACCGCCGGCTGGCGGACGACCGGGCGGCGTGGGATGCGGAGTATGGTGACGCGTGCGCTGCGCTAGTCGCGCTCCTGTCGCCCATCCAGGCCGCGGCGTTCCGCAAGACAGGATTGTTTCCCCTGTCTGCTATCCGTCGTGAGCTGACCGGCAGCGCGATGGAATCCATCCTTGTGGAGGAGCTGTCTGCCCTACTGCGCTCCGGCACGTGGGACGTTGACGTTGACCACGAGAGGAACGGCAGCTCCGCACCGTTGGGGGATTGGGAGCGTGTCGCACGCTTCTACCCTGGGAAGCACTCCGGCCCCCGCTACGTGCGTGTCCCGTGGATGGTCCCGGCGGACGAGTGGTCCGACCGTGCCGGCGCCTATCGCGCCGACGTGGAAGCTGACGAATTGCTCTCGGTTTCCTCTTGCAAGCGTTGGTCTCCTGCGCTAGCATCGTAACACCTACCCAACCTACCGAGTGAGAGGCGCATCATGACACTCACGCTCACCCTGTCCGCGGGAGCGGCTCTTGACCTCGCACTACTCACCATCGGATACCGCAGGAGGAACACCATGTTCACGTTCATTAAGGCACACAAGGCCGAGCTCATCGCCGCCGTCATCGGTGCGGTGGCCGCGCTCGTCGCCGTCCAGGTCGTCCTGTCCGTGTTCACGCTCCACATGAGCATCTGATGACGACGTACTACAAGGCGACCCGCCCCGACGGAACCGACTTCCACACGGGCACCGTCGACTACGCCGCCGCACTCGCATCGGGCGAGACAATCACGCACCCGGTCGGCGACATCACCAGGGGCGCTGAGTCGTACCTGTCGGTTGCGACCGTGCCGACGGACTGCACGGGCATGTTGTGGCCGTGCCGCCTATTCGCCGTCGAGGTCGTCGGCGACTACAAGCACCCCGCGTCACCGGACTTGCCGAACAAGGTCGCGGCTGCTGCCGTTCGTGTCATCGCCGAGTTTCCCGCGCACGAGTCGCTGGGTCCGCAGGGCGAGCACATCGCTGCGATGGTGACTCGCGCTCACGCCCTCACGCTGGATGAGTTCAATCGCTTGGATGCGACGCGGGATGCGGCGTGGGATGCGACGCGGGATGCGGCGCGGGATGCGGCGTGGGATGCGGCGCGGGATGCGGCGCGGGATGCGGCGTGGAATGCGGCGTGGGATGCGGCGTGGGATGCGACGCTGGGTCTTGTCGTGCGGGACCTCATCACCATCGAGCAGTACCGCCTTCTCGTCGGCACCTGGGCATCCGTCTGCGGTTGGCCCCACCCGGATGACGAGGCAATCTGATGGGGCGCCGCCGGAAGGACTACCGAGTGGTGGTGACGTTCCCCGACGACACGGGGATGCCGCCGATCCACTACGCGACCGCGCACACTGCCATCAAGGGCGCGATCTGGTACGCCGACCACCACCCGTCGTCCCACGTCCGGGTGCAGCGTTACGACGCGAGCACCGCCCGGTACGTCGGGGTGACCGAGACGAAGGGGGCGGCACGCCGATGAGCCCCACGCCACCGAACTGGACCGGCCAGGAGCCCTGCGCGGGCCTCTGGCACTTGTACCACAACCCCGACGAGTCCGACCTGCCCCCGCATGAGCGGGAGAAGCCGGCGGAGAGGCGTATGCGTGAGGCGTATGCCACGGCCCTGTGCCGCAGCTGCCCCCTGCTTGGCGAGTGTGCCGAGTGGGGCATCCTCCACGAGCGGTGGGGCACCTGGGGCGGCCTGACTGAGGACGACAGGGTGGCGTGGCGGAGACTCCACCACATCCGTGTCGTCACCCCCGAGTCCGTGGACTCGCCCACCAAGCAGATCATTCGCGCCCGAGCGGAGGCGAACGTCACATGACACTCGTGATCCTGCTGGCGATGATGCTGGCAGTCGAGCTCATCGCCCCCCACGTCGTACTCGCGTGGCACGCGCACATCCGGAAGGACGAGGAGTCGTGATCCGGCCCGTCGTCGGAACGGCCGCCTGGTACCTGTCCCGAGCCTGGCTGCGCGGCGTCGCCGTGCTCGACCGGCTCCACACCTGCCGGCCCTGGACATGGACCGGATCATCGACCGAGGAGAACAAGTGAGAACCGACCCTAACCCGCCCACCGTTACCAACCGTGGTCAGCTCGTCGTGGCCCTGCTGCTGCTCGCGTGCCTGCTGTTCGCTCCGGTCGCTGGGCAGGTGCTCCGATGACCGCCACCGACCCGCTCGTCCAGGCCGCGCTCGGCGTGACCGTAACGCACACCATCGTCGGGTTCGGCGACGACGTGCGCTGCTCCTGCGGGGCGTGGCGCTACGGCCTCGACGACCACCTGTTCGACGAGCACCGTGCCCGCGCGACCGTCGCCGTCCTGGTCCCACTGATCCGCGCGGAGGTAGCGGCGGAACTGAACGCGGCGGCCGACGAGCACAACCGCAACATCGCCGCGATGGCTGGCGTGCCCTATGACCCCGACCGGCACGACGGCATGGTCGCCAATGGCATCCGTCGCGCCGCCCGTATCGCTGAGGAGGGGACTGACCGTGGCTGACACCTGCGACCGCTGCGGTGAGCAGCACGCGCAGACCTACCACCGCGTGGCGCGCGGAGGGATCTGGAACGTCTACATCTGCGGACCCTGCCACGACATCGCCACCCTCTCTCCGGCAGTCCGCCGCGCGTGCCCCGTGCACCACTCGACTGCATGCGGCTGTCCCGAGACCACCGCCTTGACGACCGAGGGGACCGACCGTGACTGACACCCGAGTCGAGTGGTGCGCCTGCGGGTGCTCCCACTGCCAGCCCACGTCCCCGTGCCCGGTCTGCCACCTGTCGATGATGACCTACCAGTTCACCCCAAGAGGAGACGACCGTGACTGACACCTGCGCCCGCTGCGGGCACGACGAGGACTCGCACGCGTTCGCCGATTCCACGGGTCCGTGTCTGGAGCGGCGGGACGACTACACCGGCGCCGAGTGGTTCTGCACCTGCCCCGCCTACGTCGCGCCGACCGACGACCGGCACCCGTTGGAGCGGGCGTTCCCGACCGTCAACCTGCGAGCCGACGACACCGCACCGCCGCCCGTGAACGACTACGAGGGCTGGACGGAGACGGCATTCCTCCCCTCCGTGAAGTACGCGGTGGTCTGGGACGAGGACCGCGACGGATGGGCCGTGCTCACGCTAGATGACCGAGGAGAGTTCTCATGACCGACGACACCGCACCGACCATCGACCGGGACACGCTGCGGGCAACTCTCACGGGGGTTCTGGCTGCCGTCTCGTACTCCTACGAGGCAGGCGACTATCCCGGCGACATGACCCAGGACGTGGCGAGGTA